GCGCTCCTATGGTATAATTTGGCAAATAAAAAAGCCGATACGCCTGTACAATACAGAAGTCATCAGCTAATTAGCGGTTCTAGCATAAAGCTAAGGGAGAACATCATTCCCTGAAAAATACGATTGGTGGAGATGATGGGATTCTTTTTAGGCCCATTTTTATCATTATTCTAAATCAAGAATGCAGTATTTGCAAGCCTTTTATTTTTTGAAACACTATTAATTTCTATTTTCATCGAAAACCAAGTGGTTAAAAAGTGGTTAAGTTTACTTATAACGACATAATATATTAAATAAATCTATGCTAGTATAATCAACTTAAGAGCTTCGCAAGTTCATTTATGGCCTCTTCTTTTTGATCGGTTGAAACGTGGGTGTATATGTTCTGCGTGATAGAAACATCACTATGCCCCATCAATTCAGACACTACTTTTATCTGGACGCCTTTTCTGGCCAACATGGTACCAAAGGAGTGCCTAAGGCCATGGAGCGTTACGGGCTCTATACCGTTTTCTTTTTGTAGTGCCTGCCATCTGGTGGATAAACGATCGCCACGAAGAGGCGTGCAAAGGTTAGAAGAAAAAAAGTAGCTATCATCTTTATATTTCAACCCCAGTTTCAAATATTTCACTCTCTGAGCCGCGCGATGTTCTTTAATTAACGGAATCATGGCGGGCGGAATATAAATATCACGAATACTGGACTGCGTTTTAGTCATGCTTTCCACGATGCGGTTCGTACCGTTCACAGTGACGCGGTTTAAAGACTTAAAGACCTTTATGGTATTTGTGTTCAAATCGACATCTTTGTCATGCAGAGCGCATACCTCGCCGTTTCTGAGACCAGTCATAAAGATAAAGATATAGATAAATAAACTGCGGTCCTTTTTAAACAGCGCCATCAGTTTTGAAATGTCCTCTTCGTTTAGACATTTCTTCATAGGTGGCTTATATGACTTCTTAGGAAGCACTACTGAAATCATAGGATTATAGATGATTTTTTTCGTTTTTTGGCAGTAAAAGAAAAACGACTTTAGGAGATCTCGAATGAATTTCGCCTGTGATTCACTCTCACAGCCGTTAATCAACTTTTGAATGTCGATGTCAGTAATCTGATCCAGCTGCTTATGAAGAAAACTAGCCTGAGATATGTGAAGCCTGTAGATGATCTCATAACGATTAAATGAGGATGGGCGAAGCTCTGGCTTCTTAATAACGTTAAGCCAGTCGTTAAAAACCTCATAAAAGCTGCAGTCGACTGGTTTTGATTTATACTCTTCTATCTGCCTTTCAACATCGGTAAGTGATTCCCCTAAGAACAAAACCTGCTTCCCATCAATCTTTACCCGTTTGCGGTAATATTTCACACCGTTAATTTCGTAATTCGTCTTTTTGGCCATAAAAAACCACCTTTCTCAAAAATGGGTAGAATAAGCCCATGACTTGAAACCAAGGTGGTTTAATGCTATACTGAGGTTGCAGATTGGTATGCATGGCCACCTTGGCCTGTATATCTAAACGTCCCTGGCGCGCCAACGCTGGGGGCGTTTTTTTATTTTTTTGATTAAAGCATGTATGCGCTCAATTTTTGAATAGCACTTAGCATATCGATGCTTTCAGTGATGTAAAATACCAGGTTACTATTACCTTCTAATGACATTCTTAGCAACACTTCTTGCTTTCCGTCAGAAGTATTAAAGCTTTCAATCTGCAAGCTCGTTATGGATCTCAAAGGTACAAAAGAAAAATCATATAATAAGCGAGAAGCCGGGTGAACATACGATAAGATTCGCTTATTCGTAAAAGCAAGATTCTGAGATTCTTCTAATAACTGAAGGTTGCAGATAATTTCTTCGCCTTCAATCAAAATTGAATGGATGATATCTGGTACTAAACTATTATCAATTTGTTCCGCTATTTTTCGTTCAGGATTGCTTTCCAGAAAAGTAAATAGATATTTGCTCATTAAAAACCACCAGCGTCTTCTACAGCGTCCCAGAAATCATTTTCATGAACTATTATTACTCTTGCGCCTTTTTTTCTCAAACTTACAGCTTGTTCGACTTTTCTACCATAGCATGAAAATGCCCAGCAATCATTACCGCCTGCGCCAACTATCAAATATGAAGTGTCTTTAGTTACGTTGTTAGAAAAGGAACCATTTAGTTTATATATTATTTCTTCGAGTTCTCTTCGAGTTTTTCTCACAGATTGACCTGTAAAACAAAACTTATGTCCATCAAATTCGACTTCAGGTTGCATTGCACATATTCCATCGACAGAAAGATTCTTCCTTAACTCGGAAAAGTGGTTTTCACTTAAATGCATGCTACGCTTCGTATCGATAAACTGAGATAGAAAAGCTTTTAAGTATGTTAGTTCATCATCTGTTACGACGCCATCTTTGAGAATAGATGTAAGCAAAGAGTAGATTTCATCATATGGAAAATAACCCGCTAAATCATCGTGCAATTCAAGCCATTTTTTTAGATTTACAACTTCTTGAACTGACAATACATTATCAGCCATTATGCCGTGAATATAACCATTCAACATTTGGATGCCAACAGTAATGAGATCATAATACCCTTCGCCAACTTTGAATTTTGAACAAAGCCAAACGATGTCATCAATCTCTTCCTGATCCAGATGATTATCCGATAATGCATGGTTAATTAATGGAATAAGTTCATCAAATGGTTTTTTATCAGAAAATGGTTTAACCATTTGAAGCCAAAATTGCAGTTCCTCAATCTCGTTAATCGTGATATTGTCCGCAGTCATTCCATCCATCAATCCGGCAAGAGTATTAATCGCCTTATCATATTCCATTTTAGAGGTAAACAAAGTGTAACTCTTCGAATCGTATGTATCCAGCTTATCCATGGTAAGTCCTCCTATTCAAATGATTTGTATATCCACAGTGGTTCAAAGTGGATAATATATTCGTTTATGGCAATCTGTTCGCCATATAACTTCTTCATATGAACCAGTGAATCTTCGATAAATGCCTCAGTGACATCGAGGAACTGTGACAGCTCCCATCGACTTCTAACGCCAGCTTTAAACGAATCAATCAATTTATCTGGTTTAATTAATTGCTCTGCAGCCCATCGGCGCGCGGAGTTTTCTTGTTTTATTGTACTAAGTGAAGACTGGTCCAGTATGTTCCCGCTCGATGTGAAGTGATGACCGAGTTCTTCAGCTAATATGCAGTTCCTTTCTGATGCTGTTTCAATGTTCTTATGTAGGACGATGATATGGTCAAAATAGAGACCTTTAACTCTACCTGGTATATCATCTTCGACTAGTCTTATGTTCTCTTGATCAATGAGTTTGTAAAGTTGCTGCAAATAGATCACTCCATTTCGATAGGGGCATCAAATGCCCGCGCGCTAGTTTAGGTTAAATACTTTGTCAAATTTTAGAGGCTAGCTTTTTCCGTGTTGAGATTTGATAAACTGAGCGAATTCAATTACCTTTTTAATTTCATCATCGCTGAGATCTTCAATAGCATGAGCCGCTATAGTTTTAATGTCAGCTTCAGAAGAGCCTTCGCTTTCTTCCCATCCCATTAGATGAGCAGGCGTTACACCGTAAATATTGGAAAGTTTAACAATCGTTTTATGTTTGATATTTTTAATCTCACCGCTTTCATATCTTTGAACGGTTGCTTCAGTGACCCCAAGTTTATTTGCCACTTCCAAAAGAGTCAAACCTTTGCTCAATCGAGCATCTTTGATTCTTTTATTTAACGAATCCTCCATTATGCACACCACCTTTAAGTTGATAATAGCACTTACTATCGGGAAATGCAATAAATATTGTGCATTTACACAAAAAACTTACGCAAAATGTATTGACATGATTTTATTGGAGTGATAACATAAACTTACACAATACGAAAGGCGGTGATATTCTTGCATTACTCAGTAGAGAAAGAATATCTTACGGATGTAGCAGAATTGAAAAAAATCATGATTGATAAAGAAGTAGAGTCAATACTAGAATTGGCAGAGCTTACTGGTGTCAGTAGGAATACTCTTGGATTAATTCTTAGTGGGAAACTTCAACCATCATCTCCAGTCATGAAGAAATTAATTTCGGTTTTGGACATCGACAGTAGGAAAGCGGGGGAAATTTTTTTTAAAGAAAAACTTACGCAAAACGCAAGTTAGGCTGATTAACTCAGCCTAATACATAGTTAAAAGAAAGGAGGACCAAATGAAAGGCAAATGGAAAGTGACCAGTAATGTGATCAATGGAAAAACCATGTATGCAGCAGTAAGGATTAAAAACTTATCAGCAGTTGACCATTCTGGCAATCGAGAATATGGCACTGAGTATATGGAAGATTTCAAAGAGCCATTAAAGGTTGCCAGAAATCTAAATCTTAAGTACTTCGAGGAGCAACTCGAACTTGGCGCGGATCCCACCGTATTAATGAATGAAATGGAAGCACTCTTCGGCATACCGGCAATAAACACCAAATCATACAATGAAGCACATCCAGGTGTGATCGAGCTATACCGCAAGATCAGCAATTCAAGAAAGAATTAACGAAAGGAGGACGTCATGATTATTTGGCTTAGCAAAGCGGAGTACGCTGCCAAAACAGGCAAAACATTATCTGAGGTCCAAAGACTGATCGATGAGAAGCTTGTCACTGCAACCAAAACAGATGGTGGTGGCAAATGGATGATTTTAGCTGAAGAGGACAGCGAAGTGTCTGCGTTAAAGGCAATCATGCTAGCCCAAGATAGAAAAATTGACGCATTATGTAAGCACCTCGGGTTGAGAATTCAGGAGGGCGCATGATCGTAAAACACAAATTTGCCGGATGGGTAGGCGTGATAAGAAATGGCGTTTGTGCCAATGGTACCGTCGAGTTCGTTACATCGATGTTTGGCACCAACCAGCTAGTAGCTCACACACCTACCGAAAAAGAAAAGAAACTGTTGATTAATGCCATGAAAGCAAATCAGCCCCATTTGTCGGGGCATATCAGAGAGGCAGAACATGCGGAAGAAATTATTGAAAGGCGTCGCGTCACTGTGTAAGGGAACAGGAATGATTTTAATCGCGGCAGTGATCACCGCCCCGGTGGCATATGCGGGCGTGGTGGAAGCTTATAACCAAAGAGGCTATGCAGCTGTAGGAGGCGAGTGGATGATGACAGGGCTCGTATTTGCTCTAGTGCTTAGCCAGTTATCGAAGCGAGGTAAACGATGACCATCAAGACAGCGGTAATACTTATCCCAACCAGGCTAAAGGGCAGTGACGACATAAAGAAATTCAGCAGCCATCTATCCATTGATAGGATCATCGAGCTTATCGAACAAGAGGAAGCCCACCTTACATCAGAGCAGGTCATCAGTGATATCAAAATGCACCGGTTCGAAAGGAGCGAATCATGGCCAGAGAAATCAAATGCAATGCCTGTAGACTCAAATGGCAGGTCAGCGCGAAAAGCGAATACGACGAAATAAGGTACATTTGTCCAGACTGCTCTAAGCAGCTGAGACGGATCCAGAAGGATTGGAGGAAGAGGAAATGATTGAGATGACTAGAGGTGAATGTCTGCACTGTGGACAGTTTGTAGAACTAGAGCTTGAACACAAACCGGATATGACAGCAGATACAAAAGCGGTGATGCTTTGTGATTGTCCAGATGCAAGAAAAGTTCAACAGATCTATAAAGATGAAGTTGCTCAAATCAAAAGAAGAGAAGATACACTTAAGAGCTCAAAAGATGCAATCAACACCATGTTTGGCAAATCAAACGATGAGCACGCTGCCATGCCAGAAGTAACTGTAGACTTTCTGATCAAAGCTTCAGCGATGATTTATGACGGACTTATCGGTGGCCTTAATATTAACCTACCTCATGGCGCAAAAGCAAAAATCACGAAGAAGAAAGGCGGCCTCAAGATTGAAAGACAGAATACCGATGGGGAAGCGATCGAAATTTAGACAAAAGAAAAAGCACTTTCGCGGGAACGAAGTGCCTTGTTAGTTCATTTTTATCTGGCCGACAAAAATGCTATTTGCTTATTTTCATTATAACGCATAAGTCGCCAGAAGTCAATAAAATGCCTGCTTTAGAGGTCTTAACCGACCTCGTAATAGGTATTAACTTTTCAACTATGAGGGCGTCTATGGTCAGAGAAAAGAAAATCATGTGTGGGAAGAATTACATGGAAGTAGACATATATCCCTACACAGTGTCGCAGAAGGAAGCCAGGAGTAAAAAAAGGGGAAAGCGGAAAAATGTGTCACTCCCTAAACAGAGAAACCTCAATGATAAAAATTCAAAGCGCTACCTGATCCAGCTGCTTAATACGAATTTCACAGATAAAGATTATCATATGTACTTTTCATACACCGCGAAGAACCATCCAGATACTACAGAAGAAGCTGAGGCGATTTTCAAGAACTACCTCAGGAGGGTCAACTATAGACGAAAGCAAAAGGGACTTGGCCCGGCGAAGTACATCGTGATCATGGAGTATGACCTTGATAAAGACGAAAATACGAAGCATATCCACCATCACCTTGTCATCGATGGCGGCCTATCAAGAGATGAGCTGGAGGACCTTTGGAGGATGAAAAAGGAAAAAGGGCAGAGCAAAGGCCATAAGATCGGCAGATGTAGCGGGCAGATGCTCGAACCAGATAACAATGGGCTTGCCGGTCTGGCCATGTACCTCACCAAAAGAAAAGCAAGTAAGCGGAAATGGTCACCTTGCCAGAACCTCACTAAACCAGTCGAGATGCCAGTGAATGATACCAAGTACACCAAGCGTCAGCTGGAGCGCATCGCTAAAGGCCTCGTGGATAAAGAGTACTGGCGCCGGAAGTATCCAAACTGGAGAATCACCGACGAGGATTACGGCATCCAGGTAGTTCTTAATGAGTTCACCGGCTACCACGTCTATTTAAGACTAAGAAAGGACACAGGATGAAATACACATGCATCTATCCGGAACCTAGTGGCGTTAAATGTGAATCGAACTGCTGCGCATACTGTAGCCATGAAAAGACATGTGAAGTCAAGTGTGCCTTTCTTAGCCACCATAAGCGCGGTAAACCGGACTGCAAATATTTATCAGGAGGTAAAGTCAATAGAAATCCTGGATAGAAAGCGTGAGCTTGAATGGAGCGAAAAGAATAAAGCACGCGATAATACGCTGATTGTCTATAAGGCCACGCCAGAAGAAATTGAAAAATTGAAGGGAGTATCTGACATGGGCAGACCTTTAGGTTCAAAGAACAAGAAAAATCATTCAGGCATCGAGATTATGCCAAACAATAATAAACCAGATAAACCATTGAACAAAAGACGCGAAGAGCTTGCGAAAAAATTAGAGGCTGAAAAGCAAGAGGAGATGCACGAGATGAATGGAGCAGATGTAAGGGATCTATCGAAAATGATTGAGGAAGCACAAAAGGAATTATCAGGCGAGGAACCGTTACTGTTTAACCACAATCCTGATAATAAGATCGCCACTGTAACCGAAGAAGAAGCCACTTCACTTTTAGAGGCATTTGGTTTAAGTGCTGGGCCTGTCGTTGAAAGCGTGGTGGTCAATGAGTATCACAGAACTCTGATCAATAAAATTAGAGCTGCGGCCTATAGCGCTTATGTGGAAGAAATCGCGAATTTATATACAGGCATGTCAGCTGACAACATGGTTGAAAAGATGTCGACCATCATGGACATCACGGCAGCCACACTTATGGAAGTCAAAGAACGAGGATTATAGGAGGGGACCATGGCCAGAAAATGTAGAGTATGCGGATGCACTGAAGATAATGCCTGTGAAGGCGGATGCAGCTGGGTAGAAGAGGATTTGTGTTCGGCATGTGCTGATAAGGACATTGAAGATGATGACTTAGAAGATGATGAAGAGGCCAGTGAAGATGTGTCAGAACCTCAAGAACATAATAAAACGGTTGATAGTAATGTGGGAAACAAGGTTCAAAACGAAGAATATTCAACAGCTCAGGATAAGCTTAATAGCGAAGCGAAGAAATTCAAGGGTGGCGGCAAAGAAGGTGCGATTTCTAGCCACGTTCTTGAAACACTAATTCAATTCTGTAAAAATGAACGATTTGCAGAAGCGATATTGCAAAACAAAGGTACATTTGGAGATTGTCTCAAGAAGATCGTGACCGGGGTCGGAAATTCAATTTCGGATTTAGAGGTTTACCAGAGAGCAACCGCTTATTACTTTCCAAATGCAAAGATTTCATTCTCAATGAACATCGATGTAGATGGCCTAGAAATGCCGGTGCAATCAAAAGAAGTGGTAGCGACCATGCCTGCAGAGAACACAAAGGCAGAAGTTGTTAAACCAGCGGGATTTAATCCATTCAAACAAGAGACTAAGCGAATCACAGTAGATCTCAGTGAGTTCTTTTAGAGGTGACTTATGAAAAAGGCAAAGTTCAGAGAAATTAAGCCAACACCACTGGATGATTCGTTAACAGGAAATTACATCTACTTGAAAGCTCGTGTTGAAAACGTTTATGAAAAAACATTAGTCATCAGCGCTTATGCAATCGTTAAAGCTAATGCAGAAGAAGGGCATACGTGTATATTTCAGCAGTTCATAACGGAGTTTGATTTTATAGGTATTAATTTTTTAGAGTCAAAAGATGGCAAATGGAGTGATTCAACTCTACTAAGATTCTTCGAAACTTATCGGTGGGATCTAGTGCTAGAAGATAGACACAAGAACTATCTGAGATGTGCGACTGAAACTGATAACGAAATCATTAATAATTACTATCAGAAAAAGTTTGAAGTCGGAATAGACTTGATTGGTCATCATCAAGCGGAGTTAAGAAAGTCGGCGCTTTATTATAAATATGACATCGAGAGAAGAAGGTTGATGCGGATCCACGATCAAGAAATTTATCTGCCATCAGATTTGTATGATTGGATTAACAGTACGATTGGAAAAGACAATGCAAAGTACTTTTTCGAGACTGACAATAAATCAAGATTGAAAAACGGCACATGCTCCTACTGTAAAACCGATTCAACTCTTAAAAAAGCAAAGCACAATGAATTTGGAGTATGTCCAAGCTGCGGGACTAAAGTACAGTTCAAAGGCAAGAATATGGCCAAATACTATGATGAGTATGATCATTTTGCTTTCATACAGCGCATAGATTCAGGCCTTATGATAAGGCGGTTCAAAGTTAGACTTGACTACAAACATCCTGATCGGAAATTTGATCCAAAAGCGATTGAAATTTCTATAGCAGAACTATCAAGGTCTGTTTTAGAGGAATCGAAAAATGTGAGCTCACATTATGAGCATGGAGAGTTCACAAAAGGCGAATACCGATGGATGAAAGAAGTCTATAACGCTAGTTATTGGGGAAGCGGGAGTGTTGGAGAGAAAACAAGAAATACTTTTATGAGGATTTATCCATTTAATTTGAAAGAGGTAATTTCAGGTACTAAGTGGGAGTACTGTGCATTAGAGAATTTTAATGGAAAAATTGATCCGGTAGACTACTTTGAGTTTAGTGATACCAAACTCCTAGAAATGATCGTTAGACGCGGATTCAACAAACTTGCAGAGTCGATGATCAATTCGAACTACAACAAGAGGGTTGCGGTAATCAAAATCGAACATTCAAAAATGATGGGGTTAAGTGAGTATGCATACTTCATGACGAAGAAACATGACTTAGGGATTAAAGATATTGAAATAATCAAAGTCTTAGAGAATGCATTTAACATTAAGCTGGCGATAGAACAGCTCTCGTGGATATCCAACTATTACGACAAATTTTCTAAAATTGCTACGATTCTAGAGTATTCATCAATCCAAAAGATGATAAATTACGCAAATAAAAAGGCCGCAGAAGAAAAAGTACTTGTTAGGGACATCCTGGTGGAATGGGGAGACTACATTGAGACGGCGAAAAAACTAAAATACAATCTTGGCAATGATATTCTGCTATATCCGAAGGACCTAAAGAAAAGCCATGATGATGTCATGAAAGCCATTAAGTTGAAACAAGACAAAGCCACTAACAGTGGAGTTATGAAAACAGCGAAGAAATTCAGTTGGCTCAACTATAGTCATTCTGGGCTAGAAATAAAGGTTGCTAAAGACACTAAAGAAATCATTAAGGAGTCTGAGGTCCTTGGCCATTGCGTTGGAAGAGGTGGTTATATCAAAAGTATGGCAGAAGGAAGGACTTTGATTCTGACCATCAGAAAGAGAGAATCGCCAAGAACTCCATATTTTACAGTTGAAGTAAATCCTACAACACTAGATGTTAGGCAGTATGAATCAAAAAACAGAATCAGAAAGTCAAATGAAATCGATAAATTTTTAGCGGCATGGAGAAAGCATATCGTTAAAGTAGCGGTTGAACCCACAAAAGTAAATAAAGTTAGGAGAGACGAATATGAACAACGAATTGCAAACTGACCAAAAGATGGAAATAGTCAGAGACTACAATGTGATCGCTACAGAGATAAATATCATCAAAGCCCAAACGAACAAGATTCTATTAAGCAGCGCAGTTGAAATCGGAAAGAGGTTAAAAGAAGCTAAACAACTGGTAGGCCATGGTAATTGGGAGAATTGGCTTGAAACTAAGGTGAGTTATTCTCAAAGGACAGCTCAAAATTTGATGAGAATATACGAAGAATATGGTCAAAATTTACTAGAAAATCAAAACCGCAATCAGCTTGCGGATTTGGGTTACACGCAAGCAATCGCAATGCTTAAACTCAATTCTGATGAGCGCGAAAACTTCTTAGAAGATAACGATGTAACAGGCATGTCTACAAGGGAACTTGAACAGGCAATTGCTGAAAAAATCGCCATCGAAGAAGAAAAGAAGAAGATCATCGAGGCTATGGATAAAATGGCTGCTGATAATGAAAATCTCAAAAGGCAAATCGTCGAAACAGATGAGCTTCAGAAGAAACTTGATGAAATGAAAAAGAACAGCGCGGATCCTAAAGAACTTCAAAGGACAAAAGACGCTCTTGATAAGGCGAATAAGGAAGTGGCCAAGCTTCTTAAAAAAGTAGCAGAGGCAGAAGCTGCAGGACCCCAAATCGTTAAAGAGGAAAAAGAGGTCATTCCCAAGGAAGTTGAAATCGAGATGGAGAAGATGCGAACCAAGCTCGCCATGGGTGAAGACAGTGCGAAGTTTAAGGCAAGGCTTGATGTCATCATCAACCTGTTCAACGAACTAATCGATATCAATGAGCGTATCAGGACCACGGATCCTGCCATGGCCGACAGGTACAAGGAAGCCATCAACAAAGTACTTGATGGTCTTAGACAGTAGGTGATGAAGTGTATGTCATCTACAGCGACTCGATGGGGCTAAGGAGAAAGTACTTCACCGGCAGAGTGATTGTCATAAAGGGGAAGAAGGAGCCACAAATGAGTGGCTCTGAATATCCTAAGGTGTATAAGACACCTGGTGCGGCATCGAGGGCGCTAAAGAATCTGAATACCAATTATTCGGCGTATGGGAAGTTTGAGGTTATGGACCAAAGGCGGTACCATCGCATCACGTTAAGAAAATGAGGTGTACATGGGAATTAAGAAGATAGATAAAATACTGACCATCCTCGTCATCATCGTGCTGATTATATTGATAGTGCACAAGATGGAGGAGCTGAACCTAACAAGTAATCGTTTAGAGGAACTTAGGGCTGAGAGCGTGTTACTGGAGCATCGCATCACTATTCAGGACCAGGTGATAAAAGACATCGAGAAACAGCAGAAGGCAATCAACGAGGAACTCAGCGAGATGAAGACCATCGACATGGAGTGGCTTTACTGGATCGGTGATAATTGGCACCTGGTGAAGAAGGTAGGGGATTAGGTGGACGCAGAGAGATGCGCCAGCTGTGGCGAAGTGATTCCGGAAGGCGGGCAAGTGTGTTTTAACTGTCTGCATCCGGGGTCCATACCGGAAGAAGACGATATACCACGAATGAATCCTAATGAGTGCTTTAGGTGTGAGAGACGAAAGCCGTATGTAACGATTACGAAGCATGAGCCACTCATGGGCGCTAAGTACAGAAACGATTCAAGGAAGTATGGACTGTGGGTGCCTCTGTGTTTGCCGGGATGTCATGACGTAGTGCAAAGAGAACCATCACAGGAGTATAACCGCATGCTTCAGAAGATCATGCAGCGCAAGTTTATGCGGGACTATCCAGAGTTAGATTTTATGAAGATATTCGGGAGGAACTATCTATGAAGATATACATCGCAGGGAAGATAACAGGCCTTCCTGATTACAAAGAGATATTCGCGGCAAAGGAAAAGGAGCTCACAGAGCAAGGGTACACCGTCATGAACCCAGCGGTGCTTCCTTATCCGGGATTCGAACACCATGAGTACATGCACGTATGTAAAGCGATGATTGATGTGTGCGAGTTGATTCTGTTTCTGGATAACTGGACAGACAGTGAAGGCGCAAAGCAAGAACTCGCATATGCATTTGAGAAAAACAAAGCCATATGGCTAGATGAATTCACTGAGAAAATGATAAAAAAGATACTCGAGGGCGAAGCGCCTGAGGGTTCTAAAATTAAAGGACTCATAGGGAGAATGAAGCAATGAAGAAACCGGATCCTAAATTTGGAATGATTTATATATGCAGGTTATGCCAGAAAGAAATGCCTGAAGACGAAGAGAAGAGCACACGCAAAGAAGTGCATCTCAAGGATGACTGTCCATGTGGAGGCAAAGGGGTGATGAAGTTCAATGGCTAAGTATTTCATTTGTGACAATAGTGGTAACCGCATAGAGGGCACGTTTGAAGAGATGAAAAGCAAGTTATCTGAATTGGTAGAAGGTAATCGAAGGGTAAGCGACAAGAAATGGGAAGAGATTCAGCTGCTCGAACCAACGGGCTTACCGTTCAAGGTTGTTGGGATGACATTTTTTAAGGAGGTTCAGCATGAATAGAATCCAAGCCGTACTGAATGAGGTTGGCTATACTATCATCAATTTAGAGGAACTTACAGCACGTTGCCCAGGGAGCTACATAAAAGGGATGCCTCGTGTTAGTGAAGCTGATAGTGGATGCTCCAACGATTGCAGATGGTGCTGGGAGAGCGAGGTTAAATATTGAAAGATCTAACGGGCGAAGAAGTCGATGAGAATAAATACTTTCTGAATGTAGACTTGCCAAGCAAGAGACCGACTATAAAGTCAGAATTTAGACGGATGCATGGCTTTAAAAATGGGCTACACTGTAAGAACTGCAATCACTTCTTAGAAGGCCACTACAGAGGCAAAGTGTTCTTCAAGTGCCAAAAGATGGGGTTGTCTCATTCTGTAGCGACAGACATCAGGAAAAGTGATATTGCGTGCAGTTTGTATGATGAAAGAGAGGGTGAGCGATGGTAAGTTATAACCCAGTAGTGCAACTTAAAGCAGAGTTAAGACCATGTAAAGTAAAAGGCAAAAACGCTTTCTTTCATAAGTGGTCAGATGTAAGTAGTATAATTCCACCTTCAGCAATGGTTGGTGGTCACACAGGAGGAACAGTCAGTCGAACGATTGGGATTATAGAATATATTGAAAGTGGTGTCGTGCACGAGTGTTTCCCTACCGAAATAATATTTCTAGACACCAAAGAAAAAGCAACGGGTTTTTGTTGGGACGATAGAACGGCAGACGATTACAAGACAGCGTTAGTTATAGGCAAGACGCAACATGACGCAGAAAACATGGTTAAAAATTTAGGTTTGGTAGGATTCAAAACCATATTAACGAGAGGTGAAGAAAATATAAATAATCTTGAAGGCATAAAAGCTGATAGAGTTTATATTTACGACGATTGCACTAACCGTGCAAAATGTTTCGCCCAAACGTTCGTACAAAACGTTATCTATGGCGCAGTGTGGGTGATAAAACGAGATAAAGAAAGTGAGCAAGCGTGATGAGTGAAAATATAAAAATTAATGAGTTTGCAAAAGAAGTGCATCAAAATGCAATAGAACACGGCTGGTGGGATGAAAAACGCACGTTTGGTGAAATTATTGCACTATGTCATTCTGAATTATCAGAAGCACTTGAGGAACATAGAAACCAGCGACCAAATATGTACACAAATTGCAAAAATGAAGATTTAAAAGCAAAAGGCGGTGGGGGATGCGGAGTATGTGCCTATTGCTCAGCCAATAAGCCTGAAGGTATAGCGACTGAACTGGCAGATTGTATCATTAGGATCCTCGATTATTGCGCGTATGAAGGCATTGACATTGAACAGGCCATTCAGATAAAGCATGAATATAACAAGACAAGGCCTTACAGGCACGGAGGTAAGCGAATTTGAATAGTGTAGTATTAAACGGAAGAGCAGCGAGAGATCCTGAATTAAGATTTGTACCAGGTTCAGGCATGGCGGTTGCCAATGTGACCATGGCCATCGATAAAGGATTGTCGCGAGAAAAAAAGCAAGAGTTTGAGGCACAGGGCAAGCCGACAGCTGACTTCATTAGAATCGTCGTGTGGGGTAAGCAAGCAGAGAACTTATCTCAATATGTATCGAAGGGAAAACTCTTCGCAGTGCAAGGTTCAATTCAATCGAGCTCGTATAAGAGCTCAAGCGGAGAAACCAGATACACAACAGAAGTGCTTGCTAATCGTGTGGAGTTCTTAGAGTGGGGAGAAAAGTCGAACCAAAGCAAAGACGATTTCAGTTTTGGCGCAGGAAACTTCGAAGACTTTCAACGATTAGAAGATGACGATGATGTACCGTTTTGATAAAAGATAACTACTCAGGGGGTCAATTTGGATAAAGCAGATTTAAGAGAGTACTGGTGGAAACGTAAGAATATTGAGAGATTAACAGAGACACTGGAAGAACTTAAGGCATTAAGGGAATGCCAATCACCAAGACTATCCGATGAGCCAAGAAGTGGTGGAGTCAAAGATAAGATTGGCGACCTTGTAGTGAAGCTGGATGAAGTAGAGTGCGAGATCATGAAGAAGCTGAAAGAAGCTTATGAGGCTTTATCAGCGATTGAGAATGCAATCGAGGTATTGCCAGAGAGAGAGCAATTCCTGATCAGGCTCAGATACATTCAGTTTAAGGACTGGCCAGAGGTGTGTGTCACGATGAATTATGGATGGAGTCAGACACACTCAATCCATAGAAACGCTCTCAGATTACTTGGAGCTCAAAAGACCGTACACAATCGTACAAAGTAATGACGTATAATTAAATCGTAAAGATATGAAAATGAATCATATCAATAAATCCAGTGCCATCGCGAGTTGATCGTGGTGGCATTGTTTATGTGCATAGGAGTTGTGACCTTAAATGTTCTCACACAAATCGCAAAAATGGAAAAATAAGAGAACGATTATCCTTAAAAGAGATAGCTATTTGTGCAAGGAATGTGCAAGATTTGGAAAGCGAACAATCGCATCTACAGTACACCATATTTTTCCTGTGGAATTATTTCCAGAACTGGCTTTCGTGAATATAAACCTAATTAGTTTATGTGAGAGCTGCCACAACAAGATGCATGACAGAATTACAGACACGATTACTGAGACCGGGAAGCGTTGGCAATTCAAGATATCCCCCCACCTCTCAAACCATAATTTTAATACTTAGAGGACCGGAGGGGGGAGCTTTCTCCAATAGAGCGCATCTCAAAAACTTTTTTTTGGAGGCAAAAATGGAAATTATCGACGAAAAATTAATCGATGAAAAATCGAAAAAATCCAATTTGCCAAAAGCACCACCTGGTAAAACGAAAATTAAGAAGGCTACTATCAAGGACATGGAAGAGCTTGGCGTCTACCGTAAGGAGTATGGCAAGATCATCGACATGTATGTGGAGCTGGTTTATCAGTACAATGTATTGACCTATCGATTTGAGGTGAGTGACTTTAAATATGAGGAGCCTACGGCACAGGGTGGATCCAAGAAAGCCCCTTTAGTATCCACACTCGAAACATTAAGAAAAGACATTCTGGCATATTCAGACAGGCTTTGCTTAAATCCTAAATCGGTTGACGGCATTAAGAAGCAACCAAGGAAAAAATCAAAGCTAGAATCGGCCATCGATAGTATGCGATGACTGAATATACCAATTACATCGAGGTAATGGACTACGCTACTAGCATAGTTGAGGGGCGCAAGCTTGCGTGTCCAGAAATAGTACAAGCTTGTGAGCGATTCTTCCGGGATTTAAAAAATGAGAAGTATGAGTTTAATCCGAAGGACGCCGATTTCGTAATCGGCATAATCGAAAAGACATTCGTACACGAAAAAGGCGAGCTGATCGACGGAACACCGTTGAGAGGAAAGCCTTTTTTATTACTGCCATTTCATAAATTTCAGATTTACAACATCTTAGGTTTTTTTCGTAAGGGAACACGGATTCGAAGGTTCAAAGAAGCGTTCATATTCATTCCGAGGAAGAATGTTAAGACCACCTTCGCGGCAGCGCTAGCATGGGCATTAGGGATTCTGGAAAGAAAAAGTGGCAGTACGGTGTATATCGTCGCTGCCTCCATGAACCAAGCGCTTCAAAGTTTTAAGTTTATCCACTACAACGTCAAAGCCATGGGTGAAGAAGAGGAGTTTAGGATCCTCGACAACAACCAAGAGCACTCGATGTTTAGAGAGTTTTCTGAGGGGTCTTTATTCATCCAAGCCTTAGCCGCTAACCCTGATAAACAAGACTCGTTCAACTGTAATATCGCGATAGCGGATGAGCTTCATGCTTACAAAACTGCTAAGCAGTATAACGTCATCAAAGAAGCGATGAAAGCATACACGAATAAGTTGATGATCGGGATATCGACAGCTGGCGACAACATGAACTCATTTTGTTATAGGAGACTCCAGTACTGCAAAAAGATTCTGGATGGTACCGTAGTCGACGAACAGTATTTCGTTTTCATCGCCATGGCAAGTCCTAAAGAAGTTGGGATGGACATCGATTATCTTGATCCTAAAGTTCATGAGATGGCCAATCCGGGTTATAACCAGAGCATTCGCCCTGATGACATCATGAACGATGCTCAGCAGGCATTAAATGACCCGCAGCAAAGAAAGGACTTTTTCGCAAAATCTCTAAATGTGTTCACTGCTGCACTCAAAGCATATTTCAATGTGGAAGAGTTCAGACGGTCAGATGGCTGCTATCATTGGACACTTGAGCAGCTTGCGAAGCTACCAATCAAATGGTACGGTGGCGCGGACCTTTCAAAGCTTCATGACTTAACGGCAGCTGTTCTTTATGGTACCTACGAAACGATAGTGGATGGCGTGAAGAAAGAAATCGATATCATCATCCCACATGCGTGGTTCCCGATAACAGAAGCTCATAAAAAGGCAGAAGATGACGGAATTCCGCTGTTTGGTTGGCTTGATGATGGATGGCTTGATATGTGCAACACACCAACAGTAAATACTGATGATGTCGTAAAATGGTTTATTCAAATGAGAAAGTTAGGATTTCAAATTAAACAAGTTGGCCACGATAAGAAATTTGCGCGTTCGTTCTTCACAGCGATGAAGAAGGCAGGCTTCTTAATCGTCGATCAGCCGCAATATTTCTATAAAAAGTCTGAAGGTTTTAGACGCATCGAAATGAAAGCAAAGAACAAAGAGCTGTATTATATGCATGCTGAGCCGTTTGAGTACTGCCTAGTGAACGTCAAGGCAATCGAGAAAACCGATGACATGATTCAGTATGAAAAAATCGGTGAGAATGACAGAATTGATATTTTTGACGCGTCAGTATTTGCGTGTGTGAAAATGCTAGAAGCAACAGAAGCATCATCCAATGCAAAGGATTTTTTCAAGTGATAAGGAGGCACATGTGTCTAAGTCAAAAAGGAAAAACAGAGGTTCAATGAGACCTGAGCAAAAGACGAGGTCAGAGCCTGCAAGTGTTGCGTGGCTGACATCTTTAGATGCATATGAGACATTATGCGCATCAGGTTATACGAGGTTAAGTCAAAACGCAGAAGTGAAGATGGCTGCAGTGAAAATCGCGGACCTTGTGAGCTCGATGACGATTCACCTTATGGAGAACACGGAGAAGGGTGATGTGAGAGTCAAGAATGAACTTTCAAGAAAGCTGGACATCGAGCCCTATTCACTCATGACCAGGAAGATGTGGTTATTCAATATCGTTTATACCATGCTCCTCGATGGCGATGGCAACAGTGTTGTTTTTCCAAAGTACTCACCTGATGGATATTTAGAGGAACTCATCCCGCTGAAACCATCAAGGGTCCAGTTTCTGGATACTGCTCAGGGCTATCACATAGCCTATCAGGGCAAGAATTACAACTATGATGAAATCATGCACTTCGCAATCAATCCTGATCCTGAAAGGCCGTGGATTGGCACTGGATATAAGGTTGAGCTTAAAGATATCGCAAACAACCTTAAACAAGCCAACAAAACTAAAAACGCTTTCATGAGTGACAAGTGGAAGCCATCTGTAATCATATCAGTCGATGCAGTGGTGGGCGACATGGCCGATGAAGCAGGGCGCGACAAGATTTTGAGCAACTACATCAGCAATAATGGAGAAGGCAAACCTTGGGTAATTCCGGCAGACATGATCAAAGTAGACCAAGTGAAGCCACTATCCCTAAATGACTTGGCCATTAATGATGCAGTACTCATCGATAAACGAACCGTAGCAGGCATCTTTCAGGTACCTGCTTTTTTCTTGGGTGTCGGGGAGTTCAAAAAAGAAGAGTATAACAGCTTCATTAACACCAGAATCATGTCAATCGCCAAAACCATCGAACAAACGATTACGAAATGCATCATCATCAATCCGAACTGGTACGTAAAGATGAATCCGCGTAGCTTATACGCCTATGACATCAAAGAACTCGGTGAGTTAGGCGCCAATATGTACACAAGAGGCATCCTTACAGGCAACGAAGTAAGGGATTCAATTGGCTACTCACCGATGGATGGACTGGATCAATTGATAATTCTAGAAAACTATATTCCCGCCGGAATGATAGGAGACCAGAAAAAACTTAAACAGGAAGGAGGGGAAACATAATTGACTAGAGAGATTTTTCAAACGCGAAGTATTACCTCGAAGCTACAGACGCGGGCTGATGCGGATTCAACAAAAAAAATTATCGAAGGTTATTTTATCGTATTCAACAAGCAAACGGAGCTTTGGCCTGGTGCATATGAGATTATTCACCCTGATTCGTGCAACAACACGTTGTCAAACGACATCCGGGCGCTGATCAACCATGAGCATCGCCTAGTACTAGGACGAAACAAGACAAGCACACTTACCCTGCGAATCGATTCGTTTGGTGTTTGGGGTGTTATCGAAGTAAATGAGAATGATGTCGATGCCATGAATCTCTATGCAAGAGTTCAAAGAGGTGATGTAGACCAATGCTCTTTCGGTTTCAACATCTTAAGAGAGGAAACGGATTGGCGTGATGACGGAACAGTGCTTTGGACCATTATGGAAGTTGATCTTCATGAAGTATCAGTAGTGACGTTTCCGCAATACGAAGAAACAAGTGTTCAAGCGGGAGTTCGTGAACGAAGAGACGAAGTCAAAGAGTTCAAAGCCAAGCAACTGGCTCATAGAAAACACATGTTGAAAGAAAGGATGAAAAAATGCTAAGACAATTGATTTTGAATAAGCAAATCAAAGAAAAAAGAGCTGCTTTAGAGGCGTTAGCGGAGCAAGAGCGTTCTCTTGCTACACGAGAAGCTCAGATGGAAGTTGCAATCGAGCAGGCTAGTTCTGATGAAGACATGAAAGTTGTGGAAGAAGAAGTCGGCCTTATCGAAAATGAGAAAAGTGAGTTGAATCAAAAGAAATCCAAGCTTGAAGGTGAAATTGCTGATCTTGAAAAGGAAATCGAAGTCCTTAACAGCAAGACACCAATCAACGAATCAACTGAATCACGAAGCAAAAAAACTGAAATCACTGTAGTGGGAGGAAGAGAAATGAGAGTAAATGGCTTATTTAGAGACATGTCGTTCGAACAAAGGGCTGCGCTTGTTGCTAGAAGTGAAGTTAAAGAGTTACTTGATCAAGTGAGAGCCCTCGGGGCATCAGGTCAAACTAGAGGCGTAACGAATTCAGAGCTTACGATTCCTGAAGTGCTTTTAGACCTTGTTAGAGATAACGTCGAGAAGTACAGTAAGCTCATCGGTAAAGTGTCGATGAAGCCTGTTAAAGGTACTGCTAGACAAAACATCGCCGGTACTATTCCTGAAGGCATCTGGATGGAAGCAACCGGAAAGCTTAATGAGCTCGACATCTTATTTAACCAAATCGAGTTTGATGGCTATAAGGTTGGTGGATTCATCGCGATTCCAAAATCAACTTTAGAAGACAGTGACATGAATCTAGCTGCTGAAATTCTCGAGTCACTTGCGCAAGCAATCGGCTTAGGCATCGACAAAGCAATCGTTTATGGTACTGGAAAGAAAATGCCACTTGGTATCGTAACACGTTTAGCACAAACCGCAAAACCTGCTGACTGGCCAGAAAAAGGACCAGATTGGACCGATCTCAGAGCGACAAACCTTAGAAAGTTTTCAGGTTCTGCTATGACTGCCGAGCAGTTTTTCTCAGCACTTGTCACTAACCTTGCGTTTGCGAGAGTTAACTACTCAACTGGTGGTACAATCTGGCTGATGAACAGAACGACCAAAATGGCGCTTATGGCTAAAGCATTAGGGTTTAATGCTGCTGGCGCGCTTGTGGCTGGCATGAACAGCACAATGCCATTGGAAGGCGGAGAAATTATTGAGCTGCCATTTATTCCAGACAATGACATCGTTGGCGGTTTCGGATCACTTTACAAACTCGTTGAACGCGCGGGGATGTCACTCGCTCAATCAGAGCATGTTCAGTTTATCGAAGACAACGTGGTCTTTAAAGGCACCGCAAGATATGACGGCAAACCAGTGTTTGGTGAAAGCTTCGTGGTTGTCAATATTAACAACGTTGCTCCTACAACCACTGCGACGTTTGCCCCTGATAATGCAAATCCACAGGATGCTTACTTGTCTGAAATTAAGGTAGGTGCATTATCATTATCTCCAGCGTTTAGTGGTGCTGTAGATACGTATACTGTGGCAACCACTTCAGCAACAAATGCAGTGTCTGCTAAGCCGCTCAACGCTAAAGCAACAGTAGCGATCAAAGTGAACGACGTGGCGATCAACAGCGGTGATGCTCCTACTTGGGAAGCTGGCGCAAACACAGTTGAAATCACTGTCACTCTTGGTACTACTTCTAAGGTGTACACAGTAACCGTCACTAAATCCTAATAGGAGGCCTTAATGGACACTGAATTGATTTTGACCTTAACAAAACAGAGTCTTGGCATTAGACATAATCAAAGAGACTCACTCGTGCAAGCGATAGTCAATGGTGTCGTAGAGGAATTAACAGGTGAGAAGGGATTGGCGCTTGATAGTGCCAATCCTCAACACCTGATTTTTTGCGTTGACTATTCTGTGTTCAGATATAAGAACCCTAAAGAAGGGATGCCTCGTGACCTCAAATTCAGGCTGCATAATATGATGCTTCACGTTGGGGGGAGTCAGAATGCTTGAGTGTATCATAACTCTCGTTAAGTACAATAGAACATCAAATGGCGCTGACATTGAAGAAGTAGAAGATGATAGTTACGATTTAGTTGCTACAGAAAGATCTGTCGGAATGAGAGAGTCATATGAAGCGTTAAGTGTAGGGATAAAACCTGAACGCGTTTTTGTGATTTCAGATTACTTGGACTATGAGGGCCAAAAGACGTTATTTTATAACGATGAGCGGTATGAGATAATCCGAACATTCCGCAAAGATACAGACGAACTTGAAATTACAGTTACGAGGTGAGTTATGCCATTACCTAAGAGTGTCGTGAAAATAGATAAGGATGGCGTTAAATTCACTTCTTCAGTTGATAGGGTTAACTATACCATCAAAGAACTCACCAGAGCTGCATTAAGGGATGTGGGTAAGTTCATCAGAAAAGAACTCATTAAAAAGCTTCGTGATCTTCCTGGAATGAAAAAGTCAAAAAGAATCTACAGCTCAACACAGTACTGGGGAAGGAAGATTGAAGCAGACCTTCAAATCGGTTTTAAGCATAATACATGGTATGGTGCAAAACAAGAGCTGGGTGATTCGAATCAACCAAAAAGAAATATTCTCAGGGACACAGTTTACGAAAACATTCCAACAATAGTATCAATTGAAAGTCAGTATCTATCAGCACTTGAAGATGAAGCAAAAGCACTGGCCTTAATCGATGAAAGTGAGGTGATCAGTTCAGATGAGCAAAACTAACCATTTGATTAAAGCGATTGAGGCCATTTTAAAAGAGCATATCGATGATGTCTCATACGATGATGGACTATCAGGTGGACCAGATGCTAAGAAAAACACTCATATCATCTATGAACTACCACTCATCAATCAGCCATATGAAAAGTCACTTTATCCTTTAGAGGTAAACGTCATCGGATACGGCAATACTAAATCTGTCATCGAAGATTTATGTGACGAAATCGAGAGTGACTTACATGGACACTATCATATTGATGACCACATCCAGTTCGCATCTTACTTCATTAACAAATTACCTATCAGAGAGGATGATAAGAAGATCATTCGAAGACGTTTAACTTTTGAAATACACCTCCATGAGAAAGGAGAATAATTGATGAAAAAATATACGGGTTTTACCAGTGGAACACCTGAAAAATTGCTCCTCGATGCAGGTGCATTTTTGAAGAATTTCGTTCCAGGGACAGACACTTACGAGTCTGCTAAGGCTGCAGGCAAAGTGATTGGTGCGACTGGTGGCGGTGGCGCTTTCTCAGCTGTACCGACACTCAGATCAATCCCACTGGATGGCGTCAGCGAAGATACTAAGGGGCTTAAAGTAATCGACGATTGGAAGGTTACTTTATCGGCCAACGTGAAGGAAGTGTCACGCGAGAATATTGAAATAGCGCTAATCACTGGATCAAGTGTTGATGGCACTACAGGCTATAAAAAAATTACTGCGAATAGTGACATCGTGGATGAGAATTACATCGATAACATCACATGGGTTGGCCGCTTATCAGGTTCATTAAAGCCGGTGATTATCGTCGTTAAGAATGCACTTGCAGTAAACGGTTTATCCATCAATATGGCCGACAAAGGCGAGGCTACTATTGCACTCACTTTTAATGGCCACTTTGAACAGGATGATGCAAATGCACCATTTGAAATTCACTATCCAGATGCAACGGTTGTGTAAGAGGACTGAAAAGTCCTCTTTTTACTTATTGGAGGCTATATGAAAACGTTAACGTTTAATGATGTGTTTGCATTTTCAAAGATTTTAAAGAAAACCAACTTAAAAAGAGAATTAGAGCTTAATGGAAAGACGACTCAAGCGGAAGTTGGCGCTGAAATGGTCATCACATTCTTAGAAAATTTGGACCAAGCTAAAAATGAAGTCAACGATTTTATGGGAAGCCTTACTGGAATGACAGGTGATGAGTTCTCAAAACTACCGATTGTTGAAGCTTTAACTTATTTTGAAGAGTTTAAGAATCAGCCAGGTATCGCGGATTTTTTCAAATCAGCGAGTCGGTTGACGAATTCGAAATAATCGACTTGCTGCTAAGCAGATATGGAAATGTTTCAATCCTATTCGAACCATTCGAAAGAGCATTTGGAATCATCGTTAAGGCTTATGAGAAGATGGCTGATGAAAAATTGTTCTTTAGATGGGTAACCAATTATGAAAAATATATCTCGTTTGACGAGTTTAAAAATTGTTTAAAGAGTGATGAGCGTAGCGCAGATGAAATCCTCGATGATGTGAAAAATATCATCGATAAGGCGGTGATTTAATGGCTGGTGGCATGAATATATTCACCTTGTTTGGTTCGATTCTAGTCGATTCTGATAAGGCCAATGATTCGATTCAGAAAACTGAAAAGAAAGCGGAAGGTTTAGCTTCTAAGCTTGGTGGAGGTATCGCTACGGCTGGCAAATTCGGACTGGCTTTAGGAGGCGCAGCTATAGCAGCAGGTGGCGCTATGGCTGGACTTGCGGTTAAAACCGCGGATGCCATGGGTGCAATAGATGATTCTGCTCAAAGAGCAGGCATGACCGCCGAAGAGTTTCAAAAGTATGCATACGCTGCCAAATTATCCGGGATGGAAACGGCCACACTGGAAAGTGCCATGATCAAACAACAAAAGGCATTCACAGATGCGAAGGAAGGCAGTAAGGGTATGTCGGAAGCCTATGCAAGGTTAGGCATCGACATTGAATCTGTCGGTTCAAGTAGTGAAGCATTCGACCAGGTCATCGCCAGACTTGCTGATATGGAAGACGAGACTGAGCGTAATGCGCTGGCCAATGACATCTTCGGTAAATCCTATGCCGAGCTCGCGCCGCTTCTTAATAATGGTGCTGAAGGTATCAACAAGCTTAAAGAAGAGGCTGTTGAGCTGGGCGGTGTTATGTCTAATGAGGCTGTAGCTGCAGGCGCTGAGTTTGGTGATCAACTCGATAAGGTCAAGACGTCTTTTGGTGGCGTGATTAGTAAAATCGGGATGGAACTACTACCTATATTTAGTGTGTTTCTCGGATGGATTCTCACTAATATGCCTGAAATTCAGGCTTTTGTTGGCGGGGCATTTGAAGTCATAGGAGAGGTCGTTACTTCGGCTTGGTATGTATTTGATAAGTACCTTTTACCTGTTTTAGGAACCTTATTTACATTTGCAAAGGACAATTTTCCAACTTTCAAAGCGATTGTTAAAGGCACCTTTGAGTTTATCGGGGGAGTAATAGACGGGGTAATCGGCACCGTCAAATCATTTATCGACTGGGTTGGAAAGGCTATTGACGCAGCGGATAGGTTCTTTACTAAGAAAAATGACACTGAGAATGCATCACCATTACATTCTGGATTAACTGGTGGACTAAAAGGGCGAATCGATGGAACTCATGCAAACGGCCTCGCTTATGTTCCATATGATGGCTACATCGCTGAGCTTCATAAGGGTGAAAGAGTGCTTACTGCGGAGGAAAACTCACGGGGTGGTTTGGTTAGACATGATCACTCTGGCGTAATTCGCGTTGAAGGACTTGATAAGCAAGGTCAGTTAATAGAATTCTATGATTATGTAGTTGATAGAGTAAGGAGGGATATGCGATGACGAAGCTCTTTAAGCTCACAGGCGAACAGTTAAGCATGTTCTGTGGCGTTTCACCACCACCTACTTCTGATGCGCTACTGATCAAGAATAGAACGTTGGGCGGTGGATATCATATTCAGTCCATTGGAACAGCGGTTAAATCAAAACAAGTTCAGGTGGTTGCTACACTCGATAACTCAAATGCTATTTCTGATATGTATTCGACGGGTGAGAAGGTTAAACTGACAGATGATTCAAAGTACTATGTCTGTTTAATCAATGAAGCACCAAGCTGGAAGTATGAAGCGAAGAACATTTACTCGAGTAAACTCGCTTTAATGATCACTGAGGAAGGTGCACTATGAGACAAATAGGTCCAGATTTACTCTCAAAACTGAACTCAAATGAGCAGACAGCCGCCAATAAATCTGAACCTAAAATGAGTGTACAAGTGTCCAGGGCGCGAACCACGGTCATGGACAGCACATATTGGACCGTAGAGACGATTCGGACGAAAGCCGGACTAGGTGATATAAGTCTCGCCGCACGTCGCCTAAAAGCTCACGGGCGTCCGGATCGCCTTTATGAAATACACGTGGATAACGGGGAGGTCAAAACGACTCTCCGCGAATATCCCGACCTACAGAAAGATGGATGGCAGCCTGGGTTCGAGCTTGGAGCGGGTACTGCCGTGGCCATCGCGTTCGACGGAGAGTGGGAGCTGTGGCGTAAGAAATGGCGCCTCAAGACCACTGAGAAGCCATGGATATTCTGGGTGGATGGCGTGGGCGATCTCTACACGCAGCTCTGGGATGATTTAGGCACGCGTGTGAAGCTGGCCAGCGGGGTCGCGAAGGTAAAAGCGATACGGGGTTGGAAGAACTTCTCCATCCAGGCCAATGACCAAGGCATCATCGCCGCATACATCAAAACTGATGGCAGCGTACATTATAGGAATTATTGTAGACAAGCGGACGACACCACCATCTGGGAAGTGGAGCGTGCGCTTTCTTCGTTTTCAGGCACAGCCCTCAACCTCAACCTCTTCATCACGAACGACTACCGCATGGGCTTCGTGATCCAGAACAGCGCTAACGAAATCTCCTGGCACATCACTGAGCGCAACTGGGCGGGGATGGCGATAACGCCGGAATATATCAAAGCGAATGTTGGTGGAACGATTGAGCTTGTTGAGATTGAAAAAATCAATGTCTATAATGACGAATACATCACTGCAAGTGTAGGTGGTGCAGTAGAGTACCTATATGCTATGAGTGATAATGCATTTAGAAGTGCGGAGAATTTCAGCATAGAAATGATAAACGAAGAAGAACAGCCATACCAAAACTGGGGATTCAGAATTCGAGTAAGGACAGCACACGATATGACATCGCTTGATTATTTGGACTTTACGCTTAAAGATTCGAATAATGTCAATTTCGCCATAACAGGAATAATAAAGGCAGATGTTAGAGAATACGAGTTCACGACAGGAGACTTCAATAATGCTTATGGAAATCTTATTCTTTCGTTTGTCGGAGGTGGAACTACTAGAGGTGAAGCAGAGCAGTTGATCAGTCCATTTAATGTAACATTCACCCCTCAGAATTTAGTACCGACATCAATACCTTTACCGGAAGTCGAGGTGATTTGGAATGAGTAAGGAAGAAGGCAAGAAAATAGCAGTCAAATTTACACTTCCATTAATGGGTGATGTGTCGGGTAATGAAAATGCGTTCATTATTACTGGGCAGGAGTACCTTTTTACAGACGGTCCAGATAACAATGGGCCACTGATTACTAAAACGTATTCTGTTAGCAATGTTAGAAGATATGACTTCCCACACGCGTGGCAAATCTCTAACCAACTAGAGCTTGAAAGTTCATATGTGCCTGGAGACATAGAAAATGTAAGTAATCTTGGTACTCCGATTTCCTATAATGAGTTTGCATCTAGCTACACAGATGACTTAGCTTTTAACGGTTCAATAACCGGAAATGGTTGGTATGCTTCAGGAACAGTAGGTAGATGGATAGGCTTGGATTTTGGAGAAGCACCTCAAACCATAACATCTTTCAGAATATATGTAGGTGATGGAAGATTTAAAGGTTTTGTGTTTGAAGGTTCAAACGACAATTCCAATTGGACACCTCTTTTGACTGGGGATTTTCCAAGCGCAATAGAGTGGCAAGAATATAGTTTTGAAAACGCCACAGAATATCGCTATTACCACCTAAGATGTACCAGTGTGTACACAGGTTCAAATGTTGGTGTGAAAGAGCTTGAACTTTATGGATCCTCAGAGCAACTTGTTTATAACTCAGAAACGATATATTTATTTAATGGGTTGAGCCTACAAGGAGCTTACTTGCTAGGTGGAATATCGAATATTCCAGATAATACAGCTATAAAAATTGAGCATGGTATATCAGATATCTGGAACGAGCATATCTTTTCTGACACACTACAGCTCGATTTAACATCAGTTTTAAGAATAACATTAACTACAGCAGACCAAACAATATCACCTATGATTCATGAGTTGTATTTAGACGACATCAATACCCCTCAAGATACCATAACATTAGAAATGGGAGATTCGTTTAGGAATGTAAAAAGTTTAATTGAAATCAGCTACAATCAAGCGCTAGGAAGCTTAGAAGGTGTAGGTGGTGCAGTGGGAAGCTTTATCGTAAGTTTTAATCCAACTGAGTTAGTTGAACAGCCAAATGGCGTAGGAGTACATGAATACATTAGTGTGACAGTTAGTGGCGAAATAAACCTAGTTACCATTGAAAAGCTGTCTGCGAATAGTTCAACGGAGTATATAACAGCTAGTGTAGGCGGAAATATTCAATTATTACACATCGACGATATTAATCCATAAAGGGGTGAGACCATGAAGATTGATTGTCCAATAAAGTTACACAATAAGTTTGAAATTGAAGTGAAAAATATCGATACTGGAGAAATCGTGCAGACTGGGTACGCAGAAAACATAGTACTTAACAATCTTTTTCAAGATGGGTTTGTTCAGGATACATCCAATTTTTTTGGTTATGGAATAGCTTTTGGAAGAGGGACAGGAGCACTGGACCCCAACAGAACAACGCTGTTCAACCCTATAGGTGCAAAAATTAGGACACGATTAGAAGAAGTACGAAACCAGGCGCCCTTACCAAGTTATCAAACGTCCTATATTGTTCTAAACCCGGGCGAATACACTGGCGAAACGCTCACAGAAGTTGGAGTAACCAGGAGTACAGTTTCGCCTATATATACGCACGCTTTGATAAAAGACAGTGAAGGAAATCCTTTAATTCTAGGGCCTTTAGAAGCTAATCAAGAAGTAACTATTTACAGAACTATTTATTTTCAACCGCAGTTTGAAGATGGGGTGCTCTTGTCAAATGTGGAAACCAATGCAATTTTTAATATGGCCACAGGGTACACAGGTGTAGCTTTGTCGATGTATATTGCGAGTGAAAATCCGAAGCTTTTTATCAACGACATTGATGCAGGATTTGCATATTTTTTAAATACTTTTAGCGCTGGTGTCTTATCAACACCTTTAATGAAGTTGTTAACTTCTCATTTTGTTGGTACTAAAATAAAAACTATACGCTTCCGACCGGAAACCAGCGGATCTTATAGAGGACATATGCTTCTTATTGACCTTCCAACACTCGCTCAAAATAACTCAGCACTGTGGAGCGGCCACGATTTTATAGACACTCCTATCGGTGTAGGTGATGGATCCACCACAACTTTCAATCTTACATGGGACGAAGTAAGGCTCGATAAACCAAAAACGGTTTATGTAGACGGTGTAGAAGTCACAACTGGTGTAACATGGACAGTCGGAAGTGTGTCGATTGTCCCAGCACCATCGGCACTTGCGGTTATATCTGGAGATTATTCAGTCGATTACATGCCAAAGGATAACAATCATGAGGCGTGGATTCAGATAAACATAACGTTTGCAGAGGGGGTAGCGTCATGATTGGTGAGGTAATGCTAAAAGGGCATATTCAATGTGAATGCGGAAATAACTTTTATTTTCAAAGCAGACGTAATGAGGTTATCTGTATGAAGTGTGGCAAGATGCACCCTAACAATGGTGAACCAATACCAGAAGAACCACCTACAGAAGAAGGTGATACTGATGGAACTGCTGATTGAGAATAGTGGCGTCATCGCAATAGGTACGAACCCAGACCTTATACAATTTTATGACACCTCAGCTGAGGTGTTTTTTATTGATTCAGGGGAGATAACAGGCGTGCCGATCGCTAAACTTAATGGTGATTATAGCGCGCCTGTTCTCGATGATTCTGTGGACGTGTCGCCGGATACCGGGATATCCAACCTCACCATCGATGCACTTAACGGATTCGGTGCTATCGGGTCCTATCTGTCAGGCACATCGCATAAGATGATCATCTATGAGTTTGCTTACGAGCTCGACAGATTTCTCGACAGCGGTACCATAAAAATGTCTGGCGATAAACCGGTGACTTCCTTCACGCTGACGCTGGATAATCCCATTGATGAAGGTTCTGATAAACAACTGAATGTGGCCATAAGTGAAAAGGAAGCGCTGCTCGCACCTGGTGCGAAGGTGGCGTTTATCTTTTCCATGGGCGATGCGGAGGAAGAGCTCGAGATGGGCTCTTATTTTATTGATCGCAGCGACTACAGAGTGCTTGGCGAGACGGTGAACGTCGACGGACGGAATCTCATCGGTAAAGCGCTGTCTGATCAGACGCTCGATGAAAATAACGTGCTGCCATTTGACTTCATTCATAATGTATTGTCGACAATGTTTGAGCATGCGAATCTCACCACAGACCAGTTTCTAATCGAAGCCAGCACGACGCAAAACAGCTTCCAGTTTGAACCGAACACCACAGTCATGAACGCACTGCAAGAGATTCTTAAAGCCACCATCAACTGGAAAGTCGAAGAGCTTTTCGACGGTACCATCGTCGTGGGGAGTCCAAGCTACTCGGTGTTCTCTCAGCCTGGCACATACACCTTCAACAGGGGAACTGACATCATGACGCGAAACATCGCTAGAGATGACATGAGCGTCTACAGGCGGGTATGCGTCCACACCAGCGATTATTCGGTTAAAGTGTATCGCGAGGTCTCTGCCTTCAGTGGGTGGAATCTTCAAACTAACAAGACACTTTATGTATCTGTGCCAGATGGAACATTGGAACTACAAGCAATTTTATATGCAGAAGAGCTGGCGCTGCGCATGGGTAACGTAGGCAAGATTGAGAGTTTCACTGGACCGTTTAGGCCGCAGCTCATGCCTGGCGACCAAGCGCATATAGTCGCTACGGATGGCACCACAGATCTCGGCGTGATCACTGAGGTTACGCACCGATTCGGCAAGAAAGGTTACTTCACGGACTTCACAGTGGACTCAGGCGGCAGGTTAGGTAAAGGCAAACTGTCAGATTACATCGCCATGATCACGCAGCCAAGGTCGACGGGGAGCATCGGTTACGAATAGGGGGCACCTATGAACGAGAAAAACATTTGCGCAGTACTGGCCATCTTCGCGATGGCCATCTGGCTATATGTATTCTACCTGGTACTAATTCACTTTAAATAAATTATGAAAGGATGAGTGTATGGAGCATATCAAGGAACTAAAACTAGCAATAACCTCAGTATTTGCAACACTATTTTATTTTATCGGATGGCAGGGGTTCCTCTTCATCTTGCTCGCAGTGGCGTTGTTCATCGATTACCTCACAGGATCCATGGCGGCGCGTCAGAATAACATCTGGACATCAGCGAAAGCCAGCGAAGGTAGAAGGCGAAAAGCCATGACGTTCATTGCGTTAATCGTCGCATTGATACTGGATTCAGTTATTTGGATTGTAGGAAGCGTGAATCCCATCTTCGAGTTACCTTTTGAGTGGCCGTTCCTGTTCACTTTGGTGAGTGTAATCTGGTTCATATTATCGGAAATTGGAAGCACACTTGAAAACCTTATATTACTAAACGTCGCTTTGCCTACATTTATGACAAAAGGAATTAAGATACTGAAGGCCAAGGCTGAGGAAGTAGGCGACCAACTCATGAATAAGAACCCTGACGAATGAGGTGAATAGATGAATCCTCAAATCAAATTTCTAAAGAACCCACTGGATAATCCAGTGATCTCATGCGGATATGGGAAGCGCATTCATCCCAAAACCAAATTGCCTGACTTTCATAACGGTTTAGACTTTGCCGCTGGAATGAACGTTCCATGTAAAGCTGTAAATAATGGGTACGTACTAATTTCAACTCAGCATGTAAAACTTGGGTGGTACGTGGTGATCGTTCATGTAGGATTTTGCTTAGTATATGCTCATCTTAGTAGGCGAGGCATACCGGTTGGGCAACAAGTTAAACCAGGGGAAGTCATCGGGTATGTTGGGTCTTCAGGTGAGTCTACTGGACCTCACCTGCACCTAGAAGTGAGAGAAGGCAGCTATCGTTCTGATAAGTACTTCTGGGACCGCTTTGATGGTAAGTATCAAAACTCCGTGGATCCTACGCCATACCTCATCAAGCTCGACGAAATAGAAGAGCTGGTGTCAAAAGCAGCACCAGCTCTAAAACTTAATAATCAATCATATTGGGTAGATGTCATTAAAGGCGTCAAACAGCCTAAGCCAGAGTACATCAAGCAGCTGTTTCTCAATGTGAGTAAGTAGAAATGAAGAAGCGGCCGTAATGGCCGCTTTTTCTGCTTTCATTACATAAGTTTTACATTTGTTCAAAATATTTAAGATTAGTATAGTGGTAATTAGTGTATAATTTTAGTAAACAAGCCGATAGATTAAGTGAACTAGTTAAGTTGTGTAATCTAATGTGTTGACAAGTAGAGTATAGTTAAATATAATTGATAAGTGCACATTACAGTTTTAGTTAGAAATGAAAAGATTAGTTAGGAGAAGGCTATGGTCAAAAAAGTAGATAAGAATGAGCAGGCTAAGTTTGGGTTGTCAAATTTTGTTGTCTTTCTCAATCAGCTTATTGAAGATTCGACTAAGTATTTCCCGGGAAGCTACTTCTATACTGAAATGAAAAGCAACACGTATAGAATAAATGCTTTTGAGAATGATTTACGTACACTTGAGAAGTATAGAAAGTTTGATATATCTTTACTTCAATTGGTTCAAGAATACTATATGAGTTCAATTGAAAACGCCTTGATGCATAAGAATCAAGATTTGTATTTTGGTGTGATTTATAACATTATGGAATCGCTTGAAAGTAGATTAATAGACTTATCGGAACCCAAAAATGAAGTTGAATCATTCAAAGTAAAAAGTAAAAATGAGAAAGAATCAAAGAATGATAATATTTATTTTCAAAAACAATCCACAACGGATTGTTTTTATTTTTTTTGAATGTAAAATAATAATAGACTAATAAAAAAGGGGAGTCAAATAGATGATTTTTAGTACTGAGAACATAATCAACCATCCCATTCAACTAAAGAGGGTTAATTTAACTAATTTGAAAGTTGATAAAATTTTGAATGTTGAAGAAGTTGGAGATGTTGAGCGGAATATAACTGTTTCTACAAGATCTAGTTCTGAAAACGTAATTAACGGAACAATTGAAGTTACTTTAAGTGTTGAAGCTACACTAGAGACAAAAAAGTATTACAGCATTGCAATTACATATCAAGGTGATTGTGAGAATAGCATGCCTAACATTACTCAAAAAGAGTATGACTATTTTCTTGAAGTTCAAGCGATTAGAATGATTTGGCCATATTTTAGAGAAACACTTCCTTCATTGTTGTATAGAATGGGTGCAGAACCATTTCAATTGCCAACAATCGATGTCTTAAACACTATAGCGTCAACTTTGGATGCTAAGAGGGAAAATGAGTAGCCCTAACCAAATAACAACGAACCTAAATGGCGCAAATATTTGTTTTACGGATTCTGATTCAGCTTGGATCAATGACCCATCAATCTTAAGTATAGCTCATAAAATTGTGGAGTTAATGTATCAAGAAAGAGTTTTACGCAAATTTTTACTCGAAGTAATTTTTGAATGCCATATGAATGAAACTGCAAACTCATACAGTATAATTGAAAAAAAGATTAAAATGCAGATTGCTTTTTATCCAATGCATTCAGATAAATTACTAATTTTCAAAAGTCAGTATCTTCAACTATTTAGTCCTGATAAAATTCTACAATTAAAAGATAGTGATAAGGATGCTTATATAATTTGGGTAAATAAAATTCGCGGAACAATTTTAGAGTTGATTCTAGAAAGAACTGTACATAAAAAATTTAATGCGCATATGATTGGTTGTTATGTGAGCGTAAATGGGAAAAAAATTAGCTATGAAGGTAAACAATCTGTTGATTTAGCCGGTATCAAGAAGGAGTGCTTTTTCTACGAGTGCAAAGTTACACCAGAAGGATTTGATCATAATGACGGACCAAATCAGTTGAACCTTCTCTTGAAAATTAAAGATGAAATGGGAAATAATTTAGTACAATCTAATCTTTATTGTGTTAGTGCTGGACCAAAGGCACTAATTGAGGATAAGCTGAAGTATATCAGACCAGATAGATATCTTGAGTTCAACTCAATTGGTGCAACAGAATTAATTTCATAAAAATAGCGACGTTATGTCGCTATTTTTTTATGTCATATATTCAATTTATTTAGAGATCTTCATGATTCGTCTATCAATACGGTGATTTGTTCTGTAAAAATATCGATGTCGCCCTCAATCAAATCACTTATTCCATTTGCTCTTGCTCTGACCACATAAACAGTACCCATAACCCCAACACCATCATACATAAAATTTGGTTCGTCATATTCGACATCGGTCTGCATTATTAGCAGCAATCCACGACCAAGGGACGCATAAACAGCGCGGATATCTAACTCCTGGTACATATCTGGGAGAGTCTTTGAACTGACATGGATTTCAATCGGATTTGAATGTGGTCTCTTCATTATTATAGTAGGCATGACAACTCCTTTGATACTCATTATAAACCAAGTGGTTAAAAAGTGGTTAAGTCAAAAAATAAGAAAGCCGAAAGCGTTGAAATTACACGTTTCGGCATTTGTTGGTGGAGATGATGGGACTCGAACCCACGACACCCAGACTGCCAGTCTGGTACTCTCCCATCTGAGCTACATCCCCACGACATCTCTTATTTTAATGGGTTTTCTATTGAAATACAAGGGGAAATTTATGATACAATAGG